TGCGAAGTTGTCATGCTCTTGATAGAGCGTGGGTCCGTAGTGTCAAGTGCTGGCGCTCCAGTGGAGCGTGCGGAGACAGGCGAGATCGGCGCAGGCGCAGATGTGGTACGTTTTACGGGAGGTTCAGCTGCCAGTTTGGCTTCGATTTTCCCGATTTCTTTCGCCTGGCTGAGGGGCGTCATGCGTGAGATGCGTTCCGCGTCCTTGGGGTTGGAACCGAGATAGTAAGCTAACTCAGGGCCAATGTCCGAAGACTGGATCGTTTCTGCCATCACGTTTGTGATCGGTAGCTTGGGGTTGTAGGCGACTTGTTCAAAGTCATCGTACTTGTCCCGCGCTTGCTCTTCACGCTCTTGATAGCTTTCGAGTACGGCAGATTGCTGCTTGGCTGCTTCACGCTTGGCGATCAGTTCTTCGGCTCTCTGGTAGGCCAGTGCTTCCGCATAGGCTTCAGGGCTTTCAAATTGATCAGCTGAAGTAGCTGATGGAGCTTTCACGATTTGCGTTTCCGCAGCTCGCTGTTGCTGTTCTCGTTCCCACTTACGTTGCTCTCTTGCGAGGCGTTTGCCGATCATCGCATCGATTTCAGCCTGGGAGTATTTTTTCTCCTCGACCGTTTCGGGTTGATTCTCGACGACTTCCGGCGTGCTTTCAGCATTCTCAGGAGTGGCCGTCACTTCTGGTGCAGACGCGGAGTCAACTTCCGCTAAGGCTTGGACTTCTTCAGTCATTTAATGAACCTTTCGATTCCTCGGTGAACCTCGCCGATACGGTTTTGGCAGCATTATGCTGGAATTTCTTGTGTTTGTGCAAGTATATACGCAGCAATAACTTCTGGTGTGTGTACTGTAGCGCAAATGGCTTGAACTTTGGCGTCTTCACCGCTGTAATCGTCACCAGGCTTAAAATAATTACCTTTGATTTGGTCAGCAAAAGGCTTACTGTTTTCAGTAATAGTTACGACGTACCGCACAGCGACAGTCTGATCAGCTAAAACTTCGACGCGGTCAACAACAGTTTGTTTTTCAAACATAAATGTCCTTACGTGGATGTCTTTAACAGAGCAATTTCTGCTGAGAGTTGTTGAACGGCTTTAGTCAACGGTGCGATAAGTTCTTCGTACCCGATAGACATAACATCTTCACCGCCTTTGAGTGCGTGATCTTGATAGCCGCCAAAGTCGATGCCCGCTGCATCGCAAGCTGCTTTGACTTCTTGAGCAATCAGGCCGTGGTGGAATCGGCTGCGCTTCTTGCTGCCATCTTTTTCAACACGGTTACGACGAGTCACCATAATTGGCGCGCCTTGTTCGTCAACAATACCAGAATCTACTTCTTCTTCAACAAAGTAATCTTCACGTAAGTCCCACTTGAAATCAACTGGACGCAAAGAATTGATGAAATCAAGGCCAAGTACGGTGTCGCGCACATCAGCTTTGTCCCGCAAATCTGAACGATTTTGTACCGCGCCGTATGCATAAGTGGTTGTACTTGAGTCTCCAAGCTGAACTTGATTTGAACCAGTGACTTGTGCGTTATACCCAAGACCAGTACAGTTAACATAGGTAGACAAGTTAGAAAGTGCTTGCCCACCCAATGCCGTATTTACAGTTCCTGTTGTACAAGCGTTAAGCGCGGTTGTTCCAATCGCGGTATTATCATCGCCAGTTGCGCTAATTAAAGTAACGCGGCCTAGTGAAACATTTCGGCTACCTGAAATGTTTGATATAAGCGTTTGAGCGCCGATGGCGGTATTGTTTGCGCCAGTTTGGTTTGCCACTAATGCGTTGTAGCCATAAGCCGTATTTGCAGCACCTGAAGTTGTTGCAGTTAAAGCGCTATCTCCTACGCAAGTATTTTGAGCGCCAGTAATGACTTGCCCAGCAAGATATCCAACAGCAGTGTTAGACGCAGAAGTAACGACACTTTTTAAAGCACCATATCCCACAGCAGTGTTGTTTGTTCCGCTTGTTAGTGCAGTAAGCGCTTCTACTCCAAAAGCAACGCCGTTACTTCCTGTGTAATTTAGCAACGAGTGATAGCCTGATGCGGTGTTATAGCTGCCAGACACATTGTATGCCAATGCACCTTGACCAAAAGCCGAATTAAAAGTGCCTGTTTGCAAAGTAAAAAGAGCGTTATGGCCAACAGCAGTGTTATTGTTACCTGTTGTAACAGCAGTACCCGCCAACGAGCCTACGCAAGTATTTTGAATTGCGCCAGCATCGTTTGCAAGTTTTAACGCATTAAATCCAACGGCGGTATTGTTATCGCCCGCGACCATTGTTTCTAACGCACTTTTACCGATAGCCGTATTTTGACTACCAGTAGTTAACGCTGTTGCTGCATTTGTACCGACAGCAGTGTTCGCGCCGCCATTAGTTAATGAGTCAAGGGCAGTGTTTCCGAAAAAAGTGTTGTTAGATGAATCGCTGGTTGATGGTTGGTCAACCATTGGCCATGTTACTTTTGTTAGTGACATTGTTGTTCCTTATACGAAATATGTTAAGCCGCCGCGCAAAGTAGCGCCAGTCAATTGCGCGTTTGTTGCGCTAATACCCGCCGCCACTATTAACGCCGCAAAAGTGGTTGCATTTAACACAATGGATGGCTGAATGATTTGAGCTGAGGTGTTTGTATTAAACGTGCCAACGTTGAAACCGTTGCTTGTATTTGCCGAAGTAAAAGGCAATCCGCCAATACGAGCAGCAGCTGCGCTTGCGGTTGCGGGGTATACCAGCGTAAAAACAACGGTGACTTGTCGCCCTACGCGGGTGTAATAGCCACTTGCGCTAGTAAAAGATAGCCCTGCACCAGATGAATCAATTGGTGTCCAAGTACCTTCTTCATACCAGTTCAATAGTTGGCTTGTTTTACCTGCTGCTGGAGTGTTAGCCGTAAAGTTGACGCCTTTAGCGGCGGTGCTTGGCACTAAATTGCCCGTAGACATTGTGTAGTCCGCAGCACTTACTGAACGCCCAGCAGTTAAATTTGCAACCGTGACTTTTGTTGTAGCGCTGCTTTGAACGATAGGCAAGACTTCCGTACCCGCAAGCGGAGTGCTTGCGGATGTTAACGCGGAAATCTTACTGTTGCTCATAAGTAACTAACTTCAATTGTGGTGCTTAACGGAGGTGCTTCCGAAAATGTCAAGACAACACCGGACAACGAATATGTGTTTTTTTGCTGGTATACACCGCTAACAAAAACATTTGTGGTGTTTTCATTTGTTGGCGAACTAGCTAAGTTAAACGCAGTGTTTGACCCAGTACCCGTTGAGTTAAAAATAATAGGTACTTGTACCGCAGTGCCACCTGCAGACCCAATACCCCAAACATTATCCCAAGTTGCGATAAGAACATCAGCAGATGTTTTTAGTATAAATTTATACTGGGTCGCCTCAGTTAGCCAGATTTCGCCGCCATCAGGTACTCGCCCAGCTGAGTCTAATATGATTGGGTTTGTACGCGCAGTATTACCTGCGCTAGTAGTGTATGTGGTAGCGGGTGTTGTTGTTCCAGCAGCGTAGCTGTACAACTTACCGCCAGTTAGCGGTACGCCGTTGTTGTCAAAAAATTGGGCCGCGACGCCGCCCACAGGGGAGAGAAAAACGGCCATAATCAGTCCTTATTCGTAGACGATTGTGTACTCGATGGTGTTGGCAATGTCGATATACAGACCATTGCTAAACCAAATGCCAGCAGGGAAGCTGAGGTACTGACCGCCTGCTGCGGGGGTCACAGTAGCTGCGATCTTAGGATCGCTGGTGCTGGCTGTTGCGCTGTCGTACAGAGCAAAAGTACCGCTTGAAGTGCTAGACACGAACACACCGTACAGCTTGCCGCCGCCGATTTTCACTTGGGCGTCTGCATTGCCTTGTTTGTAAATAGCCATGATGTTTCCTTATGCTAAGAAGTAGTCGTTCCGTTTGTTGCGGTTTTCATTTTTTGGTAGCACTTGCAAATTTGCTTCCGCACGTTTCATGCAAGGAACCTTAACTTATAAAGGGTCGTTAGATACAACTCAACGATATTATCTATCAATTGTTGCAGTGACGAGTCAGATTTATCGCAGACATCGTAACGACCTTTTTCGATCTCAGCAAGCTGATCTTGCAAGAACTCGATGATGTTGGTGGTCTTCTTGGCCGCTGGGATGGCGATCGGGCCAATCAGGCCGTGACGGCCTTGATAGGCTTCAGCAAATGCGTCAGCCACGTCAATAACTTCGTCATAGAAGGTGTTCAAAGCCACGTGTTTGGCGTAGCTGCGGGTGTTCAGGTGCACTGAATGGGCCACATTACGGCCCAAGAACAGCAAACCTACAAGTTGTGCGGCGTTCATGGTTGTTGCTCCATCTGTTCAGGCATCATCTCAGGACCGACGTCCAAATCTTGACCTGGCAGCTCGGCCACCAAGTCACCTGACGTGATCATACCGTGAACCGTGCCAAGCACGATGTCTTGAATCTGCTCTGGCGACATGCTGGCTTGAACAGCTTGCAAGCGCTTAGTCTCAGCGTCGTACGCCTTGACTTGAGCCTCAAAATCCTTGCGTTGCTGCTCTTGCACTTCAATGGACTTGCCCACGTTGGTGATCATCTGGTGCATTTGCTCCATCTCTTGGCCCATCACTTGCATCTGCTGTTCAGCGGCTTGCAACTCAGGCGATTTGTCGCCAGTTTCCAAGATTTTCGGATCAATCGTCTTCTTGAAGCGAGCCGACATTTCCTGAGCACCTGGCCAGTCCATGTTCTTGACGAACAGGTCGCCAGCCACTTGCCACAGCTGCGGGTTGCCCTGCAACAGCTGAGCCATAGCTTCCAATGCCTCTTGTCGCTTGGTTGCGTAGCCTGGGCCGGTGGTGGCCACCACGTCGTACTTGCCGACGCCTGGGTTGTAGATCTTCTCAATCACGATACCGTTCTCATCAACGATCTTGTTGACTGGCATTGGCTGATCGGGGTTGATCTTGGTCATCTTAGTCTCGCCATCTTCACCGATGACGCGAGCGATGCGCTGTGTGTCGTAAATCTTAGGGATCAAGTCGATCAGCTGACGGGCGATGTGACGCACGCCGCGAGCCAAGTTGTCACCATAGTGGTAAGTGCCCACGTCGCCCTCTTTTTGGCGGGCCAAGATGGCTTTGCCAGAGCGTTCGTTCGAGCCCATGCCCAGAGATGCGTTGTACTGACCGGTTGTGGACTTGATGTCCTCAGCCGCGCCAGACTTGGCTTGCAACAGACCGCTTGAAGCCATTGGTGGCTGCGCGCGCTGTGGCAGAGGCAAGATGTTGCCTGCACCGTCGGTCACATCTGGGTTTACTTCCAGATATGGCCAGTTGTTGGTGTTGGCTGTCTTCCACTTGTCTTCGTAGCCCTCGAACTGACCGCCGTAGCCAATGAACGGAGCCTTGGGTGCCAGTGCCAGCATCTCTGCTTCTTGGCTGACCCAGTAGTTGTACATGCGCTGGGCGTCCTTGGCGTTACGCACAAGGCCAGACACATACAAGCGACCGTCAACTTCAAATTCGTTGCCCACGATGCGGACCACAGGAATCCACTTGCCAGCCCACTCGGCTTCTTCAAGGATCTCGTAGCCGTTGATCTTGCAGTATTTGACCTTGGGGTTTTGCACTTCGCGCTTATTGACGGGCTTGCCGAAATATTCTTTCAGCGCCTTGTCTTCTGGCGTACCTTCAAAAGCGGTCTGGTTACCTGGGTACAGGTGCAGCGTGGCTTTCTCATAGTCGATGTAGTAGTAGTCAGCGATGCGAATCGTGTCCTCATACAGCCAGTTGCTGATGGACTGATCACCCACGCCAAGCGACTGCAAGGTAGACACAGGCGAAGCGTCTGGGTACAGGCGCTCGTACTCATCTTTGGTCAGGTCTTCGGTGATGAAACACCACTTAGCATCCGCGCCCGTTGGGTCTTGAATCAGTGGGTCCATGTAGACCGAGAACGAGTTGCGAATACGGCCAATCTTGATGTCTTGATCGAAAGTCGTTGGGTCGCAGTACTCAGTCAGAATGCGGATGTAGCCTTCGCCGTAGGCGACTTGGTTTTCGCACGCTGTGTCGTATGCCACGTCCGCATCGGAGATGTACTCGATGTGGCGGATCATGCCGTTGAACACATCTGCCACTTCCACGTCGGCGTTGTCATCCACGGGGATGACCTTAGCGCCTGGGCGGTTCTGACGCATGTCGTTCGTCACTTGATGAACGTGCTGCGGCAGTTTGTTGATGGTCAGTGTTGGGCGGGCGTTGATTGTCTGGCCCTGCACCGCACCGCGGGTAGCCAAGACGTCTGCTGGCCATTGCCAGTGGTTGTCAGGCGAGCCAGCGTAGAAGCGCAAGTCGTCGATCTCATCTTCACGACTCTCAGCCAGTGCTGCCACGGCCAAGTCGAGTCGCGAGCGCGCTACGGTCAGAATGTCGGATGCAGATTTTGCAGGTTTGCCGCCAGCAGCTACGTTAGCCGCGGCGACCATGCCGGTTGGATCAGCCATAGAAGACTCCAGTTATGTGTGGCTCACGCATGACGACGTACTCTTTTTTGTCATGTGTAAATTCTTGGCCAACGCCAAAATACAAGCAATCGCCAACTTTGATTTCTTTGCAGTCAGGGCCCACGGCGATGGCTTTGCCAGTCTCCATGGGATCGCCTGGCGGCAGGATGAACATGCCTTGTTCTTCGACATCGCGCTCAATAATCACGCAATCTTTCAGTGCTTTTAAGGTCATGCGCCCATCCATCCAGTTGCAACCATGCCGCGGTCGGAGACAATGCGGCGTTTGGGCTCAGTATACTCCCTGTGAGCCACAGGAAACGCAAAAGTCACGCAGATAGCGTCTGCCGCGTCGGGCGAGGCCAGACCGCGTGCTTTCATGTCCTTTTTCGACTCTAGGAAGATTGTTCCACGTGAATCAGGCTTCATCATAGGCGAAATCAGGTCAGTTTTCAAGAACCGATCCTTCGGAATTGACGCAGATTTGAGCCAATCCTTCATTTTCCCCCACATTTCAGCCCGTTTGTTGCCGTACATGATGGGTTGAGACGACTTATTGCCGAAGTTCACACCTTTGATCTTGTACCGCTGCTCTTTCAAGCGGTCCACGATGCCTGCGCCCAGTCCGCCCTCGTCGATAACGACCATTGCAGGCTTAAATTCCTCGATTGCCTCGATGATGTGGCCCACGACGGTCATCGTGTCGTCGCCGCGGTGGCGGTCGATGCGCACGATGTCCCTGCCCTGACGGATAGCGATCACGGTAGCGTCCGCGCCGAAGCGCGCAGGGTCCACACCGATGATGATGGGGGCCGACAGGTCCTTGTACTTCTCACGATTCATTGCATCGTCCACCACGCCAGATGATATGAACTGATCATCGCCTGCGTTGGGGAACTCGCCGTAGACTTCGACGTGAGCTTGAGATGAGTCAGCGCCATATTCGTCGATAATTTGCTGGTAGACAGCTTTGTCGGTCCCTTCGACCGTTCGCGCGTCAACCACCTTCGTCTTCCAGAACTCTCTCTTGGAGTGAAATGTCTCATAGAAGTACCCTGTGTTGCGACGTGGGTTGGAGAACGCCAGCCAGAAGCGGTTGGGTGTGTTCTCAGTGAAGAAACCAGACGTCACCGACCAGATGCCGTCGTCAATACCTGATGCTTCATCAAAGATCACCATCACACCGTCAGCGTTATGTAAACCAGCATAAGCATCGGGATTTTCAGCCGACCACAGCCTGCCTTCAATACCCCAATAACGCGTACCTTTTTTCAGATCGCGCTCTACTAATTCAGTCAACCATTTGGCAGGCATAACGCGGGTGGCGCTAATTTCAAACCAATGGCTGTTAAGCATCATGGCGCACCATTTTGTAATTTCAGCCCATGTAACCGATCTAAGTTGGCTTTCGCTGTTCGCGCTAACAATCACGGAGCCGCCGATGCGGGTGGTGAGCATCCAAAGCACTAGCCAGCTAACTAAAGCCGATTTACCAATGCCGCGCCCTGACGATAAAGCAATACGAAAAGTATCAAAGTCAATTTTGCCCTTGTTTTGCGCAATATGTTCAGTCAGTTCTGCCAACACTTCGCGTTGCCATTTACGAGGTCCGTTGTAGTGTTCCAAGGGCGTGCCTTTGACGCCCCAGGGGAATGTCAGCAAAACAAAAGCTAGCAAATTGTCTTTGACTTTGGGCGACCAAAGTCTAGACATAAGTTCTTGTTCATCTTCAGCAGAGTAAATCGTGGACTGCATTCCGTTCCTTTTGCGCTTTTTCAACTGTATCAAAATAACCCACACTACGGCATTTGCCGTCGACCCAAATACGGGCGTGCCATTTTTTAGACGCTGTGTGGTAGCTTACGCCTTTTGCACCAGAGGTATTGTTTTTCAACATTCCAGCGTTGTGCATTTGCATTGACCTTGAAGCCACCCGCAAATTTTCAACGCGGTTGTCGTTGCGGATTTGGTTTATGTGATCAAGCTCTTTCGCAAATACACCGTGTGTGTATAGCCAAGCAAGTTGGTGAGCTTTGTATAGCTTGCCATCCAACCTAATGACTATGTATCCGTGTTTGTCTTGGCAAGCGCAAACAGCATTAGTTTGCACGCGGTTACTCGTTGGGTGCGCCCACCGAAAAGTCCCCGTGTCGGGGGCGTAATCTAGAAGAAAGCGCAGGCGTTCCTGCGTTAGAATTTGGTACGTCATTTGATGCTCCTACATCGGTGATTAGAAGCCCCGACATGTTAGCGCGTGTCGGGGCTTCGTCTATTGTACCCATATCTATGATGCGTTGCTCAGCTTCTTTTAGCGCGCCAATAATGCTGATGCGCTGGTCGACCTCGACGGAGATGGCCTGCTTGGCCACCCAGCCGT